ACTGACTAAGCATGTAGTGCCGACGGTGTAGTAATTTCGGACGCGGGTTCAACTCCCGCCAGCTCCACCAAAATTCTTCAAAGATGGTTCCAGTGCCATCCGCAGAAGTCCTGAAAGCCCGCATGGCACAAGCCTTGCGGGCTTTTTTGTATCTGTAATCTTCCGAGACGATCCGCCTGAATCCAGAGATAATTGGTACACGAATTGGTATACGCTAGAATATATGCCAATTCCGTATACCAATTCATGCAGGAAATACAGACATGGCAAGGACTACGCGCCCATTAACAAACACAGAAATTCTACGCGCTAAAGCAGAGGATAAAGATATGACTCTGCATGATGGTGACGGGCTTTTCTTGGTCATCAAAACTAGTGGCAAAAAGCTTTGGCGCTTCCGCTATCAACGTCCCGCCACGAAGCAACGGACAATGATCGGATTAGGTGCTTTCCCTGCCCTTACACTTGCCAATGCCCGCAGCTTGAGGGCTGATTATCTTGCCTTGTTAGCTAATGGGATTGACCCGCAAGTACAGGCAGAGGTTGCAGAAGAACAGCACCAAATCGCTCTGGGTAGCATTTTCGCAACCGTTGCTGCTAACTGGTTTCAGCTTAAAAGCAAAAGCGTCACACCTGACTATGCCAAAGATATTTGGCGCTCATTGGAAAAGGACGTGTTTCCAGCAGTTGGTGAAATCCCTGTTCAACAAATCAAAGCTAGAACGCTTGTCGAGGCTCTTGAACCGATCAAAGCACGAGGAGCACTTGAGACTGTTCGCCGCTTAGTACAGCGTATAAACGAAATCATGATTTACGCGGTTAACACCGGTTTGATTGATGCAAATCCAGCATCAGGCATTGGCATGGCTTTTGAAAAACCAAAAAAACAAAACATGCCGACGTTGAGGCCTGAAGAATTACCAAGTTTAATGAGATCTTTGAATATGTCGAACTTGTCATTAACTACTTGGTGCTTAATAGAATGGCAACTCTTGACTCTTGTACGGCCTTCTGAGGCTTCCGGAACAAAATGGTCAGAGATAGACATTGATAAAAAGCTTTGGACGATCCCAGCAGAACGGATGAAGGCAAAAAGAGAACACATTATTCCTTTATCTTCTCAAGCTTTGGATATTCTTGAACTAATGAATTCTATAAGTGCGCATCGCGAACACGTATTCCCAAGTAGAAACAATCCTAAACAACCCATGAATAGCCAGACCGCTAATGCCGCTTTAAAACGAATCGGATATAGCGGAAAACTTGTTGCACATGGGTTGCGTTCGATTGCCAGTACAGCTTTAAATGAAGCTGGTTTCAATCCTGATGTTATTGAAGCAGCTCTTGCACATAGTGATAAAAATGAAGTTCGAAGAGCATATAATCGTTCAACTTACCTTGAGCAACGCATAGGATTGATGAAGTGGTGGGGAGAGTTCACGGTCAACACTGACAAAGCTATTCGCGTAGCCTAATAATTTCGCATAAGAGTGAAAAGGAGTCTTGAATGCCAAATAATTACCCTCAATATGTTGAAGATGTCAGTGATGACATAAAGACATGCCTCGAAGGAATGGGATGCCAACCTATACTTTTTGTAGGTTCAGGATTAACAAAACGTTATCTTTCAGGGCCAAATTGGGAAGAGTTGCTTCAACAGCTATCTGCTGAGTGCCCAAATATAGATAAGAGATTCGCTTACTACAAACAAAAATATCCTGAGTTAATTGATATTGGAAGCGTTTTTTCTGATTCGTATAATGAATGGGCTTGGGGGGCTGGAGAGAAAGAGTTTCCTCCTGAACTATTTGAAGCAGGGAACGATCCTAGCATTTATTTCAAACATAAGGTCTCAGCCCTCTTTGAATCGTTACTTAGAGAAAGACCTATTTCCGATAGTGATGAGATTGAACTTTTACGACAAATACACCCGCACTCAATTATTACCACTAACTACGACAAGCTATTAGAATCAATATATACCGATTTCACACCTATTATTGGTCAAAAAATCCTGTATGCTAACCACGGTAGTGTGGGTGAAATACTCAAGATTCATGGTTGCTGCTCCGATCCAGAAAGTATAATTATCAACCGCAACGACTATGACGACTTCATAAAAAAGAAAAAGTATCTAAGCGCAAAACTTCTTACATTCTTTGCCGAGCACCCTCTATTATTTATCGGTTACAGCGCTGAAGATGTAAATATTAAAAATATACTCTCAGATATTGATGAATTACTATCTGAAAATGGCGACGTGATACCAAATATTTATATATTGGAATGGGTTGAAAAACAAAGTGAAAACGAGTACCCACGCAGGGAAAGATTAATCCAAGTTTCTGCCAACAAAAGCATAAGAATAAAAAGCATTGTTGCGAATGATTTTTCTTGGGTGTTTTCTGCTTTTGGTGCTAACAGAGCTCTTGATAATATAAATCCAAAGCTCTTACGTGCATTGTTAGCACGCACTTATGACCTCGTTAGAACTGACATTCCTAGAAATCCTGTTCAAGTTGATTATCGTGTACTTTCTAACATCAGCGAGTCTGAAGGTGAGCTTGCTAAGCTTTACGGAATTGCCACATCTTCTGATGGTATGGCATTTAACGCGAGCTATCCTTTCACCCTTACAACTCTCGGCCAAGCTCTCGGCTACAAGGGGTGGCACGATGCTAATAAGCTTCTTGAAACAGTAAAAAACATAACTGGGATAGATATTAAAACCTTCGATAACAAATATCATTACGCAATAATGAATGGCGAGGAAATACAATCTCATAGATATTCAAATTATCTTAGAGAGTTGCTTGAAAAAGTAAGAGATGGAGATGAATTCGAATTGGGTATAAAAACACCATAATAACCACTTGCTATCATATGGCTGCCAACTGGCGGCCATATTTTTTATTATTGACTATGTTTCTAGTATTCATTTTCGCAAAGCACTATTACCCCGTTGCGCGCGCTCGTACCCCCGCCACGCCTGCCCGCTTTATGTAGCGGTTTTCATGCACGTGCATGAATGGTGTCGGGCCTCGCCGCATCTGGCCTGCGCGGGGATAATCAGGGTGCAGGGATACATGCGTTTTCATGCAGCATAGACATGCACTCGTGCATGAGAAGACCAGCCAGGGAAAAGGGGCACAAAAAAACCGGCGCAGTGGCCGGTTCAGATGAGGATTAAACGCTTTTCAGACGGGCGCCTGCTGACGCTTTGACAGTTTACTGGCGGAGCCGTAGCGGTTGAGTGTCTGCGGTTGGCGCCCGGCGATTTCCTGCGCTCCGGCGTTCTCCACTTCTCCCACTTTCTGCGGCTTTGTCATTATTCTCTCAACACTTTCCAGCGCAATGAACGTGCAGGAGCATTCCAGATTCCGGCACTGATACCAGGTGCGCTTTACGGACGGGGCTTCATAGGCGCTGGTGCGCGCGTGGGAGATGGAGCCACATTCAGGACACTTCAGGGCCATTACGCGCCCTCCGTCAGTCTGCTGAGGCGCTGCTGAAAGCGCAGGTGCTGTGCGGGCGTGTAGCTGCCCTGACCGTCGCGCAGCATGGCCGTCTCCGGCGTCAGGCCGGTTTCGTTCAGCATGTTGCGGTAAGCCTCTGCCACTACGGGGCGCGCCCGCTGTACCTCACGGAGTACAGCGCTGCGCAGCAACCGGGCGGCCACCTCCGGCCCGCCGGGACCGTTCAGGAACGGAGCCAGCGCCGAGGTGAGCGCCGGGCCGTGTTCGGCCATAAAGGCGCTCAGTGCGTCTTCCGTACAGGCTTCCAGCACCAGCCTCTGCGCATACACGCCCTCGCGGGCGGCGCAGTGAATCTGCCAGTCCAGCACCGCGATGCGCTCACGCAGCAGCGGCACCCGTTCACCGTAACCGGATGTGTTCTCACCGGCGGCCAGCAGCGCGCTCAGCGCCTGCTCCGCATCAGTGCGGGACATCAGGTGCGTCTGCCACTGGCTCCGAGCGGCGCGGAACTGGTCCAGCGCCTGTGCAGGTGTGGTGGCAATGGTCACAGTGCTTTCTCCTTCTTCGCTGTCTCGCGTCGGCGCACAAGTATTCTGTGGCGCGCTGCTGGATTCGGTGCCTTACCGTTATCCACTCTGGCGGCGTGCTCAGGGAAAATCCCCGCCAGCTTAAACACCACGTCATCTTCCGGCAGCGCATCACCGGCCAGCGCTGGCTGAGTAATGTGTCTGCTGATGAAGTCTTTCAGCACGGTTTCCGGGTCGTTGACGGAATACACAACCCCGGAACCGCTACCGGCGCTGCGTCCGAGCGTGATTTTCAGCAGGCTGAGGTTTTTTATCAGCTGCTGACCGTGCGCCCGCATGAAGTCCTGCCATATATGCATGGCGCGGTGTTCTGCCAGACGGTCATGGGCGTTAATGTATTCGTGTGCCCGGTCTGCGGTTTCCCACGGCAGAAACTCGTTTTCGCTTTCATGCACGGCAAGAAGGGCTTCGAACTCCTCCAGCGACTCGCGGTCGAGCGCCACCTCAGCGCGCAGCTTTTTCATTTCCGGCGTCATCACGCCGCCGTTCTCGCGGAACAGCCTGCGCCATTCTTCGTTCTGGGCGTTTGCGCTGGCTTCCGTCTCGCTGCGGCGCTGGCGGATGATTCCGGCCTGTGCGGCTGCTGACTCCTGTTTACGGCGCGCCTCAAGCCAGGCGACTTTCGTGATGTTTACCTTTTCCAGCGCAGCCTGCGTGGCGGCGGGTAAGGCGGTGATGTTGTCTGCGGTGGTGTCGGTCATGACGGGTTCCTGTCAGGTCGGTTTCGGTAAGTCAATTGTGCCGGGGCTGGCACAGAAGCAGCCAGCGGCGGACGTTGTACGACGGACCAGACAAAAAGCCCTTCTTCTGGCGAGCCAGGGAAAGATCTCACGAAAGCCGTTTCTCAGCTTTCAGTTTTATATACATCCTTCACCATTCTTCACTTTAAAGAAAAAGAGAGTAAATACAGTAAATTAAAGGGTGAACAGTTGAGAGATAATCCTTCACCCGCTGTTCACCATTTTTCACCTCCGGGATTTCTGAACGAAACCCTTAATGGAATAAATAAGAATATAGATAATGTTTTATATAACCAATGGTTACTGGAAAAAACGTTATCGGTACTACTTGGTACTGTTTGAGACTATTCCCGTACACCCATAATTTTCATGGTCTTTGTGACACTCATCAGACAAATTTATCCTGTTGTCACCGGCGAAAATATTCGCAGAATAAAGGGCTACCCGGTGCCGGACGTATCTGTCCGGTGCTTTACGGACACACTGAGAGGTAGCCCATGCACACCGTTTTATCCGCACCATCTTCCGCCCCGGCGGTCCCGGTTATGCCGGTATCTTCACCCGTCCAGGAGCGCTTTATGCGCCTGCCGGAGGTCATTCACGTCAGCGGCCTGTCCCGTTCAACCATTTACGACCTCATCAGCCGTAACGCCTTTCCGGCGCAGGTCTCGCTCGGCGGTAAAAACGTCGCGTGGCTTGCCAGCGAGGTGAACGCCTGGATGAATGAACGCATCGCCGCGCGCGGCCAGGAGCGTGCCGCATGATTAGGCTGACCCTCGGCGGTAACACTCACGAACTGTCCGCGGCGGACGCGAAGCAACTGGCGCTGGCGATTGCCTCTGAAGTCGATAAGCCGGGACAGCCGCAGCGCTTTCGCGGCACCGGCATCGCCTTCAGCGTGCAGAGTGCTGACACCCCGTCTGCACCGTCAGGCACTGAGACGTTTTCCGGTAACGGCATCACCCTCACCGACTGCTGAGGCGTTCCCCATGTCCTTTTTTCCTGCTTTCCCCGGCTTGCGCGCCGGGGGCTTTCCCTGGTACAGTAACCCCGCTGTCGCAAAATCGGCAGCCGGGATTGGCGTCCTGAATATAACATTGGCGACACCAGACGCGCCGTGCGTCTTTTTTTGTGTCTGTGCCTCAGTGCACCCATTTTCCGGGCGGCGGTTCTGTATCCGTTGCGCCCTCTGTGTAATGGTGGCTCAGGCGGGGGCTTCTCACGAAGCGCCGGTTTCCAATGTTGCCGGTTACGCCAACCCCGTCTGGGCTACCACCAGTGAAATTGGCGTTTCCGGTGGTAGCTGTATGCTACTAACATTGGAGACTGCCCTTATGGCTACCGTCCCTCATTCCCCGCACCCTCAGTTTGTCTTTGTGTTTGCCGCCGTGCGCCGCCGTGAGCGCCATTCCCGCATTCAGATGCTGCGCACCACTGCCGCCGATGAGCACGCCGCCCGCCGGACTCTGGCCCGCGATTACGTCCTGTCCTTTGCCTGCCGCCTGCCGGTTGCGGAGGTGCGCGCATGAGCCACGCCTCGATTTCACACGCCGACATCATCCGCCTGGAGCACCTGCGCAACGCCGGGCGCTTCGTGTCTGACATGACGCTTTTCCAGGACTGCCACGAAGCGCCGCCGCCCGCGCAGCGCGCGCAGCTGGCCTCGCTGGTCTTCCTCATCACCGAACAGCTCGACGGCGTGGTAGCCCGCTGCCACGACAGCCTGATGAACGACGGAGTGACATCATGAAAATCCGCACGCTTTCCCCCGACCTCCGCGCCGCGCTGGCCCGCCGCGCGGTCGCCTGCGCCTGGCTCACCCTGTGCCGGAAACAGCAACGCTGGCCCGGCCTGACGCTCGCACGCCTTGAGCACGCGATTGAAAACGAGCTGGAGGGCTTCTACCTGCGCCAGCACGGCCGCGCACGCGGTCAGGAGATTGCCTGCGCGCTGCTGGATGACCTGCTGGCCGCCGGGCCGCTGAAGTCGGCCCCGTGCCTGAGCTTTCTCGGCCAGGTGGTGATGGACGAACTGAGCGGGCGCATTCACGATGCCCGCCCGCTGCACTGAGGGACGACACGATGAACAGAACCGTATCCGACGCGGCAGCCGCCGCGCGGGGCCACTGGCCCCGCATCCTGCCCGCACTGGGCCTGAAGGTGATAAAGAACCGCCATATGCCCTGCCCGGTGTGCGGCGGGAAAGACCGCTTCCGGTTTGACGACCAGGAGGGGCGCGGCACCTGGCACTGCAACCAGTGCAGGGCCGGGGACGGCCTGGACCTGGTGAAAAAGGCGCTCGGCATCAGCCTGACCGAGGCCGCCGAACGCGTCAACGCCCTGACCGGCAATCTGCCGCCCGTGGATGAAAAGGTTTCCTCCCTTACCGGGGCTGAAGATAACGAAGCCGCCCGCGCTGCCGCTGCCTTACTTGCCCGGCAGCTGGTCAGCACCGCGCAGGAGGCCGCCGGTAACGCCTACCTGTCCCGCAAGGGCTGGCCTGAGCACGTTTCCCTGACGCTGACACAGCCGCAGAAGGTGGCGATAACCCGTTACCTGCCCGGCGATTTGGTTGTGCCGCTGCACGACATGAGCGGCGACCTGGTCAACGTACAGCTGATTCACGCCGCCGGTGAAAAGCGCACCCTGAAGGGCGGGCAGGTGAAGGGGGCGTGTCACGTACTCAGCACCGGCAAAGCACCGAAGCGCATCTGGCTGGCCGAGGGCTACGCCACCGGCCTGACGGTGCACAACCTGACCGGGGATGCGGTGTGGATTGCCCTGTCGTCTGCCAACCTCCTTTCCCTGGCTGGCCTCGTCCGTGAAAAACATCCGTCACTGCCGCTGGTGATTGCCGCCGACCGCGACCTGAACGGCGACGGTCAGCACAAGGCGCAGCAGGCCGCCGCTGCCTGCAACGGCACCGTGGCGCTGCCACCGGTGTTCGGTGACTGGAACGATGCGTTCATTCAGCACGGTGAAGCCGCAACCGGTAAGGCGCTGACGGAGGCCGCCGCACCGCCCGAAGCCAGCCCGTTCGACACCATGAGCGAGGCGGAATTTTCCGCCATGAGCGCCAGCGAAAAGGCCGAGCGCGTGGCGGAGCACTACCGCAGCAATCTGGCCGTGGACGCCAGCGGTGAAATCCTCTGCCGCTATGAGGCCGGGGCGTGGAAGGTGATTTCCGGCAACCATTTCGAACGTGACGTGGCAACGCTGTTTCAGCGCCTGCGCGCGCCGTTCTCGGCGGGCAAGGTGGCGGGCGTGGTGGACACGCTGAAGCTGATGCTGCCGCAGCAGGATGCGCCGCAGCGCCAGCTTATCGGCTTCCGTAACGGCGTGCTCGACACCCGCACCGGCGCATTCAGCCCGCACCGCCGGGAGAACTGGCTGCGCACCGTCAGCGACGTGGACTACACCCGCCCGGTGACCGGCGAGACGCTGGAGCACCACGCGCCACACTTCTGGCAGTGGCTGGACCGGGCCGCCGGACGCAGCGCGGAGAAGCGCGACATCATTCTGGCCGCGCTGTTCATGGTGCTGGCAAACCGCTACGACTGGCAGCTGTTTCTGGAGGTCACCGGCCCCGGCGGCAGCGGTAAAAGCATCATGGCCGAAATCGCCACCATGCTGGCCGGGCCGGATAACGCCGTGTCGGCCACCATCGAGACGCTGGAATCCTCGCGCGAGCGCGCGTCCGTTATCGGCTTTTCGCTCATCCGCCTGCCCGACCAGGAGAAGTGGAGCGGCGACGGCGCGGGCATCAAGGCGATTACCGGCGGCGATGCGGTATCGGTGGACCCGAAGTATAAGGACGCCTACTCGACGCACATTCCGGCGGTGATTCTGGCGGTGAACAACAACCCGATGCGCTTCACCGACCGCAGCGGCGGCGTCTCCCGTCGCCGGGTTATCCTGCACTTCCCGGAAATCATCCCGGCGAACGAGCGCGACCCGCAGCTGAAGGAGAAGATACAGTCAGAGCTGGCCGTTATCGTGCGCCAGCTGATGCAGCGGTTCAGCCAGCCGCAGGACGCCCGCGCGCTGCTTCAGTCTCAACAGAACTCCGGTGAAGCCATGCGCATCAAGCGCGACGCCGATCCGATGGTGGACTTCTGCGGTTATCTGTTTGCGACGGCTGAGCCAAACGGCCTGCACATGGGGAACGCCAGCATCCGGCCGCTGCAGCCGAAGCGCTACCTGTATCACGCCTATCTGGCCTACATGGAGGCGAACGGCTACCGCAACCCGCTCAGCATGAAGTCGTTCAGCCAGGCGCTGGAGAGCATCCTGCGCGAGTACGGGCTGAACTACCTGAAGCGGCGCACGAAGTCAGGCATACAGACCAACCTCGACCTGACTGACGACAGCAGCGCCGACTGGCTGCCGAAGTGTGACGAACCGGCAGCAGCCTGACCAAACAGAACCGGCGAAAGCCGGTTTTTTTACGGCCATCCTTCACCACCGGTGAAGGATATCCGTCACCCTTCACCCATCCATCACCACTTAACTCACTGTTTAGTAATGACAAAATAAAAGGGTGAACAGTGTGAAGGATTATTTGATAAATCTTTTTTTGCTTGCTCAACTTAGGTATTGAGTATTCGCAGTCACTTACTACCTTCCCAACCTGGGATCGGCTCTCCGTGAGATTGACCAATGCAAAGTTGTGGGTAATAAACTCCTCAGACGCACGCTTAAATGCATAAAACTGTTTCCGAACAAATGCTATAGCATCCCCTCATAGACACATCTGGTGATGCCCTTCACGACGACGTAGAAAATTCACATAAAAGAAATCTTAACATTCGCTAAGCTATGGCGTTATGCTTGATACCCTGAATACTAAAAGCACACTCAGAGAAAGTTTTACTCAAAAAGAAATCAGTTTGATTATGTGATATAAAAGGATAAAAAATAGTAGATCGGGTAATGTTGTGTGCCACAGCCCCCAAATCGCTTCATGGTCAAGATTAATGCAGCAGTGAGATTGATTGATACGGTTAGTTAGTGAAGCTAAGTACTCATGGCTCATCTAAAAATTAAAGGAGTAAATATGTCAAAAGAAAATAAAACTGAAAATAAGAACACCACACTCCAACGAGTTATGGTTAATGATGGCCTTGATACTTCAACAGCTAAAATGTTGTTGAATGCAATTAAAAACACACAAACAATTCAGACACAATCTACACCATCAAAAAAAGAGATCAAGAAATGAGCGCCAATCATCTTTTAGAAATGAAAAAACAAGTTGAAAGCATTCTAAAAATTGAAGTATGGAATCCGACGGAAGAACAGCTAATAAATATATGGGATGAACTAGCAAAACTTCCCGATAACGCTGATGAAAACAAAATATTACAAGTGGTCAACTCCATTTATGGCGAACCACTAATTGTGTCATGCATGGAAGGACTTGATACATCTAGAGCTTTAATGTCCCTATTTAAAATAAAAGAAATGCAGGACAATATAAAACAAGTCAATAATAAAAACTCTAACACAAAGTTCAAGAAAACATAACAATCCATATTTTACTATCTATCACAAAATTAAAAGTCAGATGAACCATAACACATAGATAGGTCAGAAAAAACCCAATAAAAATGGATTTAAAATGAACAAAGAGCAGCTATTGAAATTGAAATTAGCATTGGAACGTGTGCTAGAAATTATAAAATGGGATCCTTCACTTACACAACTTGAAGAGATGGCAAAAGAGTTAAATAAGCTACCTGATGGTGCTGGCGTTAGAGAAATATCCAAGGTAGTTTATGCTATTTATAAAGATCCAATTCAAATTTGGATAATCAAAGGCTTAGATACTTCAAAAGCGATGGAAACCTTGATGAGAATTCAATTATTACAAGAAGAACTCAAATTCATGGAGTATGAAAATGCAAGCACAGCAAATAATCAACCAGCAAAAAGAAAAGATTAACCTTCTTTACGGTAAATATTGTGAGGATTTAGATTCTTATACAATTACTAAAGATATGACCGAAGCAGATAAATCAGGAAAGGAACTTTTTAACTATCTTGAACAGTGTTGCGCAGAGAGCAACTCTGATGATAACATAAAAAATACACCATGGAATCAATGGCTTGCTGAAACATGCTTTGAAATACTTGAACTCTTAGTTATTCATTATCAGATATATAGAGTACATACAGAAAACCCATTAGCTTCTCCTAGTAAAATGGCATATGCTGGGATGCAAAGAATGGTGAAAGCCTATTGCACCAAAAAACAAGCCAAGAAGCTTAGGGCATTGTTAAATGATAATAATATACCTACTTATGGTTTTGACAATAAAGCAAGAACAGACCCTATGAAAATATCATTAAGTATCTTAGTTATAATAGCCGCCATCATCATATATATATCAGCATATTATTTCAGCGATAAGATTCCAGTCCCCTTAGTGATTGGACTATGCTTGTGCACAATTGTTTTTATTTCTTGTTTGTTTATAAAAAAACCAAGTGGTATGCAATACCTTGTCATAAGAACTTTTTTGAGTGCAAGTATCCCCGGGCTACTTGTTAGTTACCCTGGATTCATTGAGGTAACATTTAAAAAGTTTGGTTTTGGAGTTAGCACTATTGGACTCTTTGCCATATTCTTCATCATCTATAAAATGAATCCTGCAAGATTGAGTGAATTAGATAAGTAGAAAGTTCTCATAACAACCACCGCTTCAAAAAGTTATTTTTTGAAGCGGCCCACTTAATTTCAGATTAATATTTATATATTCTTCAATGCCAAGCCCACCACTAATACTTTAAACCAGTAGTTAGCAGGTGCTAAAAAAATCGAAATTTATATTTATTTTTAAGATGGAGATCCAAATTTTAAACTCTATTAAGTAAGTATAAAAACTCAAACCAAATTTAATTAAGCTGATATAGCAAATGATAATTATCTGGCTAATCTTGTAATTGATATTATGCGTAGTTCGCCATACAGCCAACAATGCTATCGTAGCCAGCTCATGACATATTAAAAAACAATACAGATAAAGGAAAGCTATATTCCCGCTACCGAGAAGGTTTCTGCCAGATAAGGATCGATTTATATCGCGAGACCATTTGATACCGCATTACCTGTTCTTCTCGACGGAAACTATGATGCTTTATCCATGTATGAGAGTGCTTAGTGCACCTTAAGTTCCTGGATCACGTTCAAGAAATGAGCAGGATCAAATCCAAGCAAGATTCAAAGCGATAAGCATATTACGCTGGAGCCGAGCTACCCAGTAAGAGATCCCGGAATTGGTATACGTTTAGGTATACGATAAAAGTTGAATTCAAATTTAGATAATATAAATCAGTAACATAAAAAACTAACACAGATTCCGCCAGCCCCAAAATTCTTTCGCGGCGATACCAGAATCGTTCGTTGAAGTCCTGAAAGCCCGCACGGTGAAAGCCTTGCGGGCTTTTTTGTGTCTGTGGCCTGCTGGTGCCCTCCTCGACAGTCACGACAATTTACCATTCCTGAAGCTGACGATTCTGGCTTTCGCAATGGCGTATTTGATACCGCCAGCGGCACCTTCAGCCCGCACCGCCGCTAGCACTGGCTGCGCACCGTCAATAGTGTGGACTACACCGTCCCACGTCCGGATGAAAACCTTGCAGACCACTCCCCGGCCTTCTGGCGCTGGTTGAGGCGGGCTGCCGGACACAGTCACGACAAGCAGGATCGCATCCTCGCAGTGTTATTTATGGTGCTGGCAAACCGCTACGACTGGCAGATGTTTCTCGAAGTCACCGGCCCCAGCGGCAGCGGTAAAAGCGTCATGGCCTCGATTACTACCCTTCTCGCCGTAAAAGACAACACTACTTCAGCCACCATCGACACGCTGGAATCCTCACGCGAGCGCGCCAGTGTCGTAGGCTTCTCGCTGATTATCCTGCCTGATCAAGAGAAATGGAGCGGCGACGGCGCGAGCATCAAGGCAATTACCGGCGTCGATGCGGTGGCAATTGATCCGAAATATCGCGATGCCTATTCGACGCATATCCCGGAAGTGATACCGGCAAAGGAGCGTGACCCGCAACTACTGAACAAAATCAGCACCGAGCTGGCCGTTATCGTACGCCACCTTATGCAGCGCTTCAGCCAGCCGGAGGAGACCCGCGCTGCTACAAGCGCGACAGACGTCCGGCGAGGCGCAGGGGATAAAGCGACAGGCCAATCCGCTGGTCGATTTCTGCGGCTATCTGATGCCACTGAGCACGCCGAACGGGCTGTTCATAGGCAATGCCAATATCCAGCCGATGAATACGCGTCGCTGCCTCTATCACGTCTACCTGTCCTCTATAGAGGCCAGAGGCCATCAGCACCCCATGAGACTGACGGCGTTCGGCCAGGCGTTGCCACAGGCCATGAAAGAATACGAGATAGAGCTGCTGAAGCGTAAAACTAAGAACGGCATCCAGACCAACCTGGAGCTGAGCGAAGACTATGGGTCCGACTGGCTGCCGCGCTGTGATACATAAGCTATACGAAAAAACCAAACCGACTCCGGCCGTTTTTTTATGCCAGAAGTTGAGTAGTGTTCACCTCGGGTGAAGAGTGGTGAAGGTTAGCGGCTTAAGCAATCGCCGCCTAACCCCATGAATATGATGTATAAAAATAAAAGGTGAACAGGATGAACACTTTTTCATCAAATCCTTTTTAGCCGGATAAGGCTGGTAGCAGGCCAGTAGCACATTTTTCCATCACGTCCTTAAAAGAGACTATTTTCATTCTCATTAGCATATTTGTTATATTCAGAAGGTCATTCACCTAACAGGGCCTGAAAATGGATACGGCTTTACTTAGTGCGCTGGACTCAGACGGGAAAACGAAATTTGAAAGTGCGGTAAACGCATTACAAGGCGATGTATCTGCGGCGGCAGCAAGGCTCTCCGTCGATCCCAGACTGCGCCTTGAGTACTCTAAACGCATTAAAGAAATGGCCGAAGACCTGAGGGCCAAAGCAAATAGCGGCATCATCAGCTGGGAAAAAGCAGCAATGGAGGCTCAAGAGACCAGAAATCTGATAATGGATATGGTACGCACCCGAAGTACGCCACTCGGCAGGGCTATGGCAGAAAGGATGAAGAGTTCAGGCGTAACGCTTAATGAGTTAGTCGCCAAAAAAACTGCGTCTATGTTCGGGCCAAAAACTAACTTTAACAGCTTATCAGAAACGCAAAAAAATCAGGTTTATGCCGGGATTGTAGAATCAGCAGGCAAATCAAATCCTCAGGTTAACCTGAGAATGATGAAATTATCTCGTGCTGCTAAGGGCTTAATAGTTCTTTCTATCGGGGTATCAGTGTATGAAATATACACGGCAGACAATAAAGCTTCTGAAACCGGCAGGCAGGTTGCTATTAACGGAGCTGGTATTGCAGGCGGCTGGGCTGGCGGTGCTATTGCTGGTTTAATGTGTGGGCCTGGAGCGCCTGTATGCGTGTTATTGGGTGGATTTGTTGGCGGTGCTCTAGCCGCGTGGGAAATGGGCAACTGGTGGAAATAAAGATGGAAGAAATCACTACACTATTCCTATCGGAAGTCAGTGAAGCAACCGATACCACTCAGGCTCGTTCTGAAGTGCTGATTGGCGGCAACTCAACAGGAATTATCATTCCAGGAAAAGTGCTTGAAGCCGCGATAAAAATTGATTCACGTCGTTATCTTTTATTCGTGACGGATGACGTCATTTTTGAAGAAATGCTGACGATCCTGCTGTTAGATTCCTCTCAAGGCATACTAGAGAAACTGACTATCGGTGGCGCTTATTCTTCAGGTCACTTTGACGATTTGAAAATTTCGCCCCACTCCGCAAGCTTCCGCTTTATCGGTGATTCAACATGGACAGTAAAAGTATCGCCGTCACCCACGTTTAAACTGCCTTTTTCCGATCCTCGCGGCGTAAGCCGTCCAATGAGATTGAGAAAATACATCGATATCTCCGTTAACCCTGCGCCAGCCAGGGCTGACGGCAGCCGGTAAAATAATCCATAGTCTCCTTTCTTCATCGCCAGAACAGGCAGTAAATGCGGCAAGATAAAACGGCATTGGTATACGCTCAGGTATACCAATCAAAGTTGAATTCATAAAAATCACGCGAGTACAGCAAGTTGAAGAAAAAAAATCAGACTCTGCCAGCTGGCCACCCTTTCCCCTGAAATCCCGCCACCCTGCCGGCTTTTCGTCTCCTTCATTCTTCCTGTAACCTCTTCAGCACACCCTCTTTAAATCAGTCACTGCCCGCGCCCATCCCTTTCCTGCGCACCAACTCAGCGCACTCATATTTTGCACTGCATCACACTTATCACTTTGCCCTTCCTTTTAATCCCTGATTTTGAAGGTTTTTTAGATTGGCACACTTCCTGCAAACTTTTCAGTCACGTCGTTCCCCAGGGATGATGATCTCAAAGATTTGGCATCAGCCGTTAACCGTCCGGATATCTGCGACGCCATAAGAGTGGCATACAGAGCGGGCGGAATCTGGCTGCATTACAGAACGTACTTCCGGAGAGAGCCATGACCTCAATTAGCGAACCAGTGGTAATAGCGAAACACAGCAAGTGGGTACAGCTTCTGCTTGGCTTAATCTGCATGGCAGCCATTTCCAGCCCGCAGTACGTCTGGACGCTGCTGACCAAACCGATGATGGCCAGACTCGGCGTCGGGCTGGCGGAACTGCAGGTAACGTTCTCAGTGCTGATTATTCTGCAGACCTTTTTCTCACCCTTTCAGGGTCGGCTGGTGGAGCGTTTTGGCCCGCGTCTGCTGATCTCGATAGGTACGGTGATGGCTGGCTTCAGCTGGGTCATTGCCGCCCGGGTCGATAGCCTGGCCGCACTTTATCTGGTTTATGGCTGCCTCGGCGGACTGGGCACGGGGATTGTTTATATCGGCGTCGTGGGGCTGGTGATGAAATGGTTTCCACAGCAGCGCGGTTTTGCCGCCGGAACCGTGGCGGCGGGCTACGGCATGGGCGCAATTTTTACCACCTTCCCCATCTCCATCTCTCTCAACAGCTACGGTCTTGAACAGACAATGACGGTTTTTGGCCTGCTCTTCGCCGCGGTAGGTCTTCTCGCCAGTCAGAACTTAAGGCTGCCCGGCACCAGCATGATGACGCCGGTCAGCACATCATCCGCACCGGTGGTGAGCCAGCGCCAGTTTAAATCCGGGGAAATGCTGCGTCAGCCGCTGTTCTGGCTGATGTTTGTGATGATGACGATGATGTCGACCTCGGGTCTGATGGTGACGTCGCAGATGGCGATTTTTGCCGAAGACTTTGGCATCAGCAAGGCGGTCATTTTCGGTATGGCCGCGCTGCCTCTGGCGCTGACCATCGATCGTTTCACTAACGGCTTAACGCGACCGCTGTTTGGTTTTATCTCCGACCGCTATGGGCGTGAAAACACCATGTTTATTGCCTTCGCACTGGAGGGCGTGGCGATGACGCTGTGGCTGGCGTGCCGTGAAGATCCGTTGCTGTTCGTTCTGCTCTCAGGCGTCGTCTTCTTTGGCTGGGGTGAAATCTTCTCGCTTTTTCCCTCCACACTCACCGACACCTTCGGCAGTGAAAATGCCTCAGCCAACTATGGCTGGCTCTATATCTCTCAGGGCATAGGCTCGATCTTTGGCGGCCCGCTGGCGGCGCTGATGTATCAGCACACCCATAACTGGCACCTGGTCTTTGGCTGCGCGATTACCTTCGACTTTATTACTGCCGGGCTGGCGTTATGGGTTCTCAAGCCGTGGCGGGCACGGTTTATGCGCCGGTAAGTCTGCCGCTGGCGACGCAGAATATAAAGTGTACAGCCGGGCCCCGAAGTCCCGGCCAGAAAAGCAGCGCCATCCCTCACCATGCCCGGAATCGCCGTACGACTCTCACCTCCCCGCCCGCTGTCAGATGGATCAGTTCCCTTCATGAAAACGTTAAAGCGGAAGCTTAAACGGTCAAACCCACATAAACGGTCACAAACAGTCATGCCTTTCCCGTAATAGCGGTATAGTCTGTTCAGCCGGTATTTTGTTTTTACCGGCCCTCAGCGCGAAAATATGTGAGAGGAATCACTTTCAACTGCAATTAATTGCATGGCTTTGCATGTTTTATTTCGACTTCATCACTTAATAAAGGGCGTCACTATTTGCCCACGTGGACTCCTGCCCAGTCCACATTTTCCCATGTTCGCTTCCAGTAATTTATCTCCATCGGAGGAAAAGTATGTTGCCGATTGAAAGA